ATATTTCCAACGTCAATTTTAAAGATTCTTTTCTCTGGTGCTCTCATGATTCTATGAATTAACATGGCATCTTCCATCAACATTAATTGTTTAAATACCTTTCTACCACCTTCTAATTGTGATTTACCGTATGGTAAAAAATTAGTATCACTCATTAATCTAAAATGAGCAATTTCATAATTTTCTTTTATTTCTTTTTTATCATCTTCTATTTCAAATTGAATTAATTGTGGATTAGCCAAATCGTGATCTTCTAATCTAGTAATATCATAAGCACTTATTGGTTTTACATTCACTACACCATACTTGTCGACAATATCAAGTAATAAATAAAAATCACCATACTTGGTTAGATTTCGTATCCAACTCCATAGATTAAATTCAATATTTATAATATCATAGTATAAATTATGAAGAATTTTTCCAATTTTACTATTCTCCGTTTTTATTTTTAAAAGTTCTCCTTCAATATTATCAATTGTTGATTCATCTGAATAAATGTCAAGAGCAGAAGCAATAATCGGGTCTTGATCCATCATCTCATAGTCTCTAAACAAAGTACGTTTATGTATCTCATAGGCTGCTCTACGATTTTGTGCAGCATGATGTGGATTTGAATAGGTATTTTGCATCAATCGCTGATATCTATCAATAAAGTTTGATTGTAAATTAGTTTGACTGAAATCCAAATCTTTTACAACCAAACGATTATCATCTGTTTTTCTAATTATTACATTAGATTGAAATAATCTACCTAATTTACTAAAAATATTATCTGCCATAATTTACCCCAATAACCAAGTTAAGTCTTCTTTTTCACCATTGACATCCATCTCGTATGGATTATCTTTAGGTTTATTTGATGTCATAATTGGAGATCTCTCATTTAGATTTCCAATTGAATCCACCAAACTACTTTGAAATTCATTTCTCTCTGATTGTATACGAATAGCAGTATCTCTAATCCATAATAATATAGAATAAGACATTACTAAATCATCATTATACCCAGCAAGAGCTTCAGTTTTACTGTTATTATATATAAATACAAAAAGTTCATCAATTAAACGAGTTGATTTTAACTTGACCATTTTCTCTCGTGTATATTCTTCCATCTTTGCCACAAGTAATGGTTTAGTTTTCATTGTAGTTGTAAAACCAGGTACTTTATTCTTATCAATGTTTCTATATCTATTCGTATGTTGATTATCATCATCGACAATTAAATTATTTTTCTCTTGATAAAATAAATTTTCATATCCCCTATCAATAATAGTCTGTAATGTAGCCCAACCTATGTTGTTATTCTCCACTACTAATAGAGCATCATTATATTTAGTTCCTAGTTCAATTAAGAAATTACCAAATTCTGTTGTGCCTAATTGACCTTTATATTCCGCTACTTGTTCCATTTCTTCTAAATCAAATACTTGAGCGGCACTATAATCAGTTCCATCTCCACGTGCTACGTCAGCAGATATTATATATTGTTTTGAGTAATCAGGATATCCCCATATCCAAAGATTTCTATCAAACCCACTTTTTTCCATAGGTTCACAGCACATTTTTTCTTTATACCACCCCAAGATAAGAGGATCAACAACTGAACGACCAGAACTCAAGAAGTCAGCATCACATTCTTGAGCAGCCTGTGAAGGACCTAAGTTCTTATCTTGTTCATCTCTCCAACTTTGGTCTCTATCAGGATGCGCTGACCAGTGAAGTTTGATTGTATTGAATGCATTAATTCCATCCGTGGCATCCAACCAAGTTTTATGAAACCAATTACCAACACCATTGGGTGTAGAAATGGCTATACATTGACCACCAGTTGCAAGTGTTTGTTGAGCAGCAGTCCATATCGTATCTATTCTTTCTATAAAAGCAGCCTCATCGAGTATTAATAAAGACAATGCTTCAGAGCGACCAGCAGATTCATTAGAAGCAATAGCTTTTATCTGACTTCCGTTTTTAAAAATAAGTGAAAGTTTGTTATTTTCAACTATCTGAGTTTTTAACCAACTCGGCAATCCATCATACATAATACGAACTTTAGTTACAAGATTTTTAGCAGTATCTTTCGTAGTGGCAATACACAATACATTCTTATCATTATGAAATAACATCATCCATAAAGAATAAGCAGCACTTAATGTTGATATACCTAATTGTCTTGATTTTAATACAACATTATAATTATTTTCTTGGTATGCCTTTAATACATCATACTGAAAATCATATAATTTAAATTTAATCTTACCGCGCTGTGGGTGTTGAATAGTACAATATTGATTAATAAAATATGACGGGTCTTGAACGCATTTTAAATAATTTACTTTTATTGCTTGCTTTAAATTACTCATCTTCTATGTTCATTGGAAGCTAAAGCATTAGCAACTGTTTTATCAAATGGATTTTTTTGTTTAATTTCTGCTATTTCTTGTTCATATTCCTTTAATATACCATCCCATCTTTTCTTTTCTAAATCAGCAACCCAGTCATTCCATTTACCTTCTCTATGTAGAGTAGCTTCAAATTCCATTTGACAATATTGACATTTTTGCATTCTATTATAAGTTTGTTGGTCAATGGTTTTTAAAATTAACTTTTCACAATCATTACATTTATCAAATCCTTTTGGTGGTATTTTTGTAATTTGTTTTCTCTTACCATCTTCTTTAACCCAAGTTCTGTTATTGTGGTCAACCCAAGTCTCACCTTCTTTTCTTTCATCTATGGATTTACCCTGATAACCAATCTGTATGGGGCGATTGTAAATCCCCTTTACCATTTTTTTTACTTTTTCTATATTACTCATAACCTTATTTCCTTAAAATGTCATCATGCCAGTAATCTGGTTTAGTGGAGCAAAACTCCCGGTGAATTTGAAAGTTTTACCATTATATTTAAAAACTATCCCCTCGGTTGGAACAATAGCATCTAAACCACCGATGGCATTTAATCTATCTAATTGTATTTTTAATTTGTTTAATTTCTTTATATCACCACCACTTCTTATATCTTTTATAGCTGATTGTAATTTACCTCTCATCTTTTGAACTGATTTTGCTGGATTTACAGCCATCCAACCATCCATGTTCTTTAATATAGTAGCACCCACTTCAAAAAATAATTCCTCAAATGGTTTCATGTTCTCTTTAACCAATCGGGAGTGATCAATCTTATCTGTACTTAATACCCAATCTAAAAACTTTGGATATTCTTTTAAATCTTTTTTAATCTGTGGAATTTTATATGACTTGTCAAAGAAAGCCCATCGTTTTGTCAATTTAACCAAAATCTCATTTGTTATATTTGAATAACCAGTTTGTTTAGCGCCATTAAAAATCCATTCTTGCCAATACGATTGGTGATATAAAGAAAGCGTATCGTTATCTTTCAATCCATAATGTGATTGTAGTTTTTTTAATCTACTTAAAAATTTACCCTTTAGCTTACCAAAATCTTGGTGTTTAGGTACATCCATAAAATGTGGTTTAGTAATCTTATAATGTTTCTGTATGTTTTGATTAACTTGTTTAATCATACCAGCCAAAATTCTAGCACTATCTTTTGCCTGTCCGATTACCCTTGCATCATCATCATATTCCATAGCTCCATGAAACATCAATTCTGTTATATCATAATTTACAACATTCTCACTAGCAGGCCACATCACTTCTAAACTCATCCATTTAGAACCTTCACCAAATATCTTTGTTCTTTGTTTATCACTTAAAGCACTTATTGCTTTACTTAAATCTCTTACGGCATAAACAAAAGCATTTCTAATATCACCTCGTCCTTTAAATTTACTCTCTACGTCCTTTATGCTTAAAGCCGTTTCACCTTTGTTTTTTATATGACCTTTATTACGAGCAGAAATTAACTCACCATCTTTCCAACTTATCATTAAGTTTTGACCATCTGTTTTTTCTGTAACATTATCCTCACGATTTAACTGACCACCTAATCCCATTTCTATAATATTTTTTAAATCTTTAAATGTCAAATCTTTGTCATCAAATGGATGACTCATATGTCCGTAGGCTCCGCCCATTAATAGTAACTCCTTTCCGTTTTTTTCTAAATTACTTGTAAGTGAATGCACTTCTTTTACTATATCATAATCATCGTGTTGGTCATTCCCTCTATTTTGATCTGTATCAGTTGGCTCTTCACTTTCTCCTTGATCTAATGTATTTTTGCTATGTTTAAGAATTGATTTTCTAGTTCTTTTTAAACTATCCGTATATTCATAATCTTGATTTTTTAAAATCATATCAATGTGGTCTAACCATGTATTCCAAAGTTCAGTTCCAACTAAATCTAAATCATTAGCAGCACTTGGTTCAGATACACCAGCAGGTCCAAATGATACCGAACCAACTGGTCCTTTTGGGTATTCAGTATCTTTAACAAAACCAAAATCTTGACTATTATAATATTCATCATCAATCAAATGATTTGCAATCTCCCATCCTAATTTCCCAGCTTCGGTTTCAGCTCTATCACGATACGATTTTAAACTTGATAAAAAACCAGGTCCATCATCTACTCCACCATTCTGTGTGCCTGAACTTTCAAATATCCCAACGTAAAATTCAAACAGTTTTTTGAATTTATTTACCATCATAATATACAACCCTTTATCATAATATCCAAACGTTTTTTTGAAAAACTTTTTCTTTTCTTCATCATCAATTTTTGGATTACCTAATATATCTCGTGTTTTTGTTCCACTAAGACTACCAAATTGAGGAGCAGTTAGAAAATATCCGTGTTCTTCATATCCTTTAATATCATTCTTATTCTTTTTGTAATCCTGATAATACGTTTTACCACCACTTTTTTTAGTACCAGCTTTTAATCTACCAGCATCCTTTTGACCAAAGGCATAAATTACTGCAGTAGTATCTGAATTAAATTTAGATAATAAATTCTTTGCAACATAAGGAGTTTTTTCTTCTATAATACGATTAGCTGGAATACCCATCTTCGTCATGTGTCGAACTTTCTCTTTAAAGTTCATCGGGTGTCTTGGTGGTTTCTTTATATTAGTTGTCGTTATATAGGCTTCATCAACTTGTTTTGCCAACCACTTATATGTAGCTAAATGTCCTGAATGAAATGGTTGAAATCTTCCACCGAATACACCAATTGTTTTTTTGATTTCTTTTTGTTCTTTTATTTTTTTACCCGTGTCCGTTTTAGTAAATGGACCTCGTCTTAATGTTGCAAACTTTACAGGTGTCTCCATACCAAATAAATTCTTAGGTGCTATGATTTTTAACTTAACCATCTTTGAACTATTATCAATACCCAATGTCTCAAATTCTATTTCTTTATATTTCTTACCCTTCATAGTAAGATTATGACCTGTAATAAACTTTTCTACTTTACCACCTTTTACGGCTTGTGCTTCATTTATTGATTCTTTCATTATCTTTTGTTTAGCAACCCATTGTTTTCCACGATAGTTTTTAATTGGTTGTTTAATAAACTTATTAATTCCTTTTTTCATCAACATATTGAATTTATCAATAGCAGCTTTTTCATCTAAAGTTTTAGAATTATCAACCATAAGAAAATTAGCATTTCCAAAAAGACCTTGAAATGATATTTTATTTTTCTGAACATCATTCCAACTTGCCTCTACTAATTCAGGATTAAGTTTTCTTGGTCGTTCCATATTTCTTTTTTGAGCTACATCTAAGTCAGTATGAACAAATACCATAAAACAATCATAACCAATTTCTTCTAATTCTTTCTTTTTTTTCTTTATTGAACCATATTTATGACCTGTTCCATCTATAATCATTCCCAATCTACCATTCATATAAAGTTTTTTACGAGAAGCAGTTAATTCTTTAGCTCTACCTCTAACACCACTATAATCTTCATAATCAGGATCAGTAAGTTGTCGAAATAATTCTTCTGGCATATCATCTAAATCTAAACCAAATCCATACTTCTTTAACATTCTTTCCAATTCACTATCTTGATTGATAAGTTTTAGTCCGGAAGCTGATACATTAATTTTCTTTGGTATTCCAAACAATCCACTGGCAACATATGATTTACCTGATCCAGGTCCCCCAGCAAGAAATACTGCTTTGAGAATTCCAGGATCATTCACTCCTTCTTGAAGTATTGGTTTAGTTATTTCTTCTACTAATTTTTTTAAACTCATATTTTTTCGCCAGTGTTTGTTGGTATAGTCATAGGTATTCCCCTACATCTATAAATATAAGTTATTATAATTCAACTTAATATTAAACTTCTAAACCTCGTCTAAACCAACCGAAATAAAACTTTTCTAAGTCTGGTTTTCTGGTTACCAAGTCAGCATAATATTTAATACGATAAGCCCTTACTCTTTGTAACTCTACATTAGATTCCGTTATTGCCTTGAGAGTCATAGGTCCTAATCCACCATCTACTTTAAGTCCAGCACCCTTGGCATTAGCAGCCTGTTGTAAAATTTTGACACCTCTTGATTTACCTTGATTAACATACATATCAAATGCTATATGTCTTAGATTTTCAGGTAAGGATTCTACTTTATTTGCATCCCAATAATGTTCTTTATAGATTTCTTTAGCACCATCTTTGGTGAGATTTTTGATATCCACGTCAGGATGACTTCTCTTGGCTATGCCAAAATTAGTCTCTCCGCCTGGATCATCAGGGTCATTTACGTATCCACCTTCATGGTGTAGAACTACTTCTATTATTTCATTGAATTTTACTAACATAACTTTAATTCCTATTTATTGTTTTAATTATTTTAAGTACCTGAGCATGATCCAAGGTAACCCCGAGAAGCAGTCAAGTCTCCAAAATCGATTGCATTTCCAGTAGTTGCAATCGTTACATAGTCGA